ATACTGTCTCCCCTCTCCCTTTGGGAGAGGGGCAGGGGGTGAGGGCCGCCGGAATAGGCGTATCAAACGCAGGTGCCCTCACCCTAACCCTCTCCCAAAGGGAGAGGGGACTACGTTTTCAACCTGAGAAGCCATAAACACCAATCAACACGACCAGTCGATCAGGAACCCATGCCATGCAACAAGCACACGAAACCAATCATCTCGGCGCCGACGGCCCGCACTCGCCGCGGGTTGATCCCCGGCTGGCGCGCCTGGAAAGGCGCTTGCTGGAGGCCTTTGACGAGTTGTGGGACGATTTCGTCGATCCCAGCGATGCGCTCTACGACGTCGACGGCACGCGCTGGAGCCGCCTGGGCGGGGAGGGGCCGGCCGGCGCGGCCGCCGCCGTGCCCTTCGCCGACGAGCAGCAACACTCCGAGATCCGCGCCCAGTGCCGCGCCCTGGCCGCCGGCAACGAGTTCGCCATCAACGGCCACGAGAATCGCATCAGCTACATCGTCGGCAGCGGGCACAGCTACCGGGCGACGGCCAAAAGCGGCCAGCCGGCCGGCGAGCCACTGCTCCGCGACGTGCAGGCCGTGCTGGACGACTTCACCCGCGCCAACAAGTGGCACCAGCGGCAGCAGGAAATCGTCCGCCGCAAGGACCGCGACGGCGAGTGTTTTCTGCGGTTGTTCCTCGCCGCCGACGGCACCGCCCGCCTGCGCTTCGTCGAGCCGGGCCAGATCGCCGCGCCGCCTTCTCGGGCCGGCGACCCCTCGGCCGCCTTCGGCATCCAAACCGATCCGCACGACGTGGAGACCGTGCTCGGCTACTGGTGCGACGGGCGGTTGATCGACGCCGCCGAGATCCAGCACCGCAAGGCGAACGTCGACGCCAACGTCAAGCGCGGGCTGCCGCTGTTCTTCCCGGTCCGCAAAAACCTCCGCCGCGCCGAAAAGCTGCTCCGCAACATGAGCGTGGTGGCCGAGATCCAGTCGGCCATCGCGGTGATCCGCAAGCACGTGGGCGCCACCGCGGCCGGACTGGAGCAGTTCGTGCAGAACCAGGCCGACCTCACGCTGGCCAGCCGCCAAAGCGGGCGCGTCAGCCACTTCAAGCGCTACGCGCCCGGCACGATCCTCGACGCCATGGCGGGCACGGAATACGAGTTTCCCGCCGCCGGCATCGACGCCAGCCGCTACGTGATCGTGCTGCAGGCCGAGCTGCGGGCGATCGCCAGCCGGCTTTGTATGCCGGAGTTCATGCTCACCAGCGACGCCTCCAACGCCAACTACTCCTCGACCATGGTGGCCGAAGGCCCGGCCGTCAAAATGTTCGAGCGGCTGCAGCACGACATGCTGGCCGACGACGTGGAGGTGATGTGGCGGGTGGTGGGGCAGGCGGTTTTGGCGGGCCACCTGCCGGCAGAAGCACTGACGGCGGTGGAGATCCGCGCCATCCCGCCTTCACTCGCAGTTCGCGACCGCCTGAAGGACGCCCAGGCCGATCAAATCCTCCTGCGCAACGGGGCGATGTCGGTGCAAACAATGGCCATGCGCCACGGCCTGGACCCGGAGCAGGAACAGCAGGCGATCGCCCGCAGCTTCAGAGGTCCTTGCGGCGGTAGTAGCGGACCTCCAGCGGCTTAAGGGCCGGATAGAAGTCCTGCATGTCTTCCAGCTTCACCAGCATCCAGGGCCGCGACGAGGTGTTGCCGTTCTTGGTGAAGAGGATGTCGTCGGCAAGGTACACGGCGGAATGGACGGCGCTGACGGCGTCGCTGTAAAAGACCAGGTCGCCGAGCTGCAGGTTGCCGTAAACGCGGTAATAGTCGTCCTCCAGCGTGCGGGCGACCGCGGCGGGCTCGCCGAAGCGCTCCTCGGGCTCTTCGGCAAAGAAGTTCAGCGAGGTCCAGTGGCAGTCGTGCTCGCTGGCCGAGGCCTTTTCGGAAGGGACCGGATAGGTGTAAAGCCGGACGCGTGCGAACGGCGGCAGCAATTGCGCGATGTTGATGCTCTCTCCCCCTGCGATGCTCGCCAGCGATTCCAGGATCGGACGGACGTCCTTCGCCCGGCCTCCCCGGCCCCAGTAGTTCACCAGCGCCTCGATGTCGGAGTCGCGGTTCAGCTTCAGTCGGGCAAGAAACGTGGCGTCGCGCGAGAGGGCCTTGATCAGCAGCGCCCGCTCTTCCAGCGACGGCAGCCACTCCTCGATGCTCCGCAGATCAGCGAAGAACAGGTATCTGCCGTGCCGGTAGAGCAGCGGTTCGATGAGGGCCTTGATTTGCGGCGAAACCGGCTGCTGATCGAACCACTGGTCCAACGAGCTGCCGCAGAAGCGAAAGGCGTTTTGCTGGTCGACGTTCTCGGCGTAGGCGCTCAGCGCAGCGTACAACGCAGAGCGGTGCTCGGCACTGAGACCCAGCACCAGGTCGCGGCTGGGGTGAACGGTCAGGCCGTTGATCGCGGGGTCGCTTTCGGCCTGCGAGATCAGGGTCGCCTGCAGGGCGTCGGGAAGGCCGATCCGTACCAGCAATTCCCTGAATTGGGACGGCGTGGTGTGGGGGAAGCGCCAGGCGAGCTGGTACGTCAAAAGCGGCACGTATTCGGGCACGAACTCCAACGGCGGCGAGATCACGATGGGCACGTACTGGATTTCGCCCCACGGACTACGGCTGGCCGCGACCGGGCTGCGGCCGGTTGAGTGTGCACTCGCCGCGCTGGGACGCACCGTGCTGCCGTACTCGTGCCGCAAGATAAACAGCCCGCCAGCCAGCCACAAACTCACCACCAAGATCGTCAACACGATCAGCCACCTGGTGATGTGGTGGTGCCTGGCAAAAGTTTCCCCCCGGGCTGGGGCCGCGCCGGGCGGCAAGAGCAACTTCTGATGCATCGTCATGGTGGGTTCATTGCGGCCCGAAAAGGCAACGCCTCCTGGCGCTCAGCGGCCGGCCGCGTGAGCAGCACAAACCACCGGCTAGGGGAGACACTGCTTTGCCGAGCACGAACGCCCGGCCGCCGCGGAGGCCGTGACGGGGCCGGTGCCTGCGTCTCTGTTTTCTGTCCGGACAGTCCAACACTTTGCCCGCGGGCTGACAGGGGGCGACGCAAATGCAGGGGGCCTCTCGGCGTCGCACTGGCCAAGCACTGCCCGCAGACAACCGATTCATGTTATCACAACCGCTGCCACGGGTCAAGTTGCGCAAAAAACACGGTAACCGCAGGGACCGGGAAACGGGGACGGGGGGCGTTTTCGCTGGCTTGACGCCCAAACCGCGCACGGTGCAGCGCGAAAACGCGCCCCGTCCCCATCCGACTCGTTGCAACTTGTGCCCCAGGGGGACGGGGCGCATTTTCGCGTCACACGACACGGGGAGTCCCGCTTGAGCACGCGAAAATGCCCCCCGTTCCCGGCGCTGCGCCTGCGCCGGAAATCCCTGCCGCATGCAAGAAGACGATCACGAGCTTTGTGTTGATGGTATTCGTGCCGCCGCAGGTGGTTCCACCGGGGCGGCCAAAAAGAAACCTTGAAAATCGCCGTGCCATGGCGTATGGTAGCGTTCGATGATGATGCACGGCACCACTGCGGCGAACGCGAAAAAAGTGGCCCAGCTCGAACTGGCCCTGGTGGAAATCCTGGCCGAAGTGCTCCGCCGCGGATTCTTCGGCACCGCCGCCGTGGAACTGAGCGTCCAGGACGGAACCATCCAGCACATCCGCCGCAAGGTGGATCGGATCGAAAAGTAGTCTTCAGTCGGTATCGAACAGAGCCCGTCCTTCGACGGGTATCTCCCAGAGCCCGCCGCAAACCGCTTCGGTTGCCGGTGGGCTTTTTTGTTTGCCCAGGAACAGGGGGCTGCCCTCTGTTGCACCACCAACGAGGAAGGAAACGCGATGACTGAAACGCTGCAAGAGTTTTGTGACTCGCGCGGGGTGTCCGTGCGGGTCGATCGGCAGGCGGGGGTGATCCGGGGAGTGAAGATCCTCGGGCTGCAATCCCGCAACGGACGCACCTACCTTCCCGAGGCGCTCGTCCAGGCCGCGCGGCTTTACGAAGAGGCAAAGGTCAACGTCAATCACCCCAAGGGCAACACGGCCGGCCCGCGCGACTACCAGGATCGCATCGGCACCATCCGCAACGTCGCGGTGCGCGGCGGCGAGGGCCTGTTCGCCGATTTCTTTTTCAATCCCAAGCACCACCTGGCCGAGCAGCTCGCCTGGGACGCCGAGCACGCGCCGGAGAATGTGGGCTTCTCCCACAACGTCGAAGCGCGGACGTCACGGCGCGGCCAGGACGTGGTCGTCGAGGCGATCACCCGCGTCGAGAGCGTCGACCTGGTGGCCGATCCGGCCACGACCCGCGGGCTGTTCGAGTCGCGCGGCGCCGCAGGTGAGAGCGGCCCGGCCCATACGCCCAGGGAAACCCCCGCAATCCTGGCGGCCCTCAGTCTCGACGAGCTTAAGCGCCATCGCCCCGACCTGGTGGAAGCCCTCTGCCGCCAGCGCGACGACCAACTGCGCAAACTCCAGGAGCAAGTCGAGCGGCTGAAGGCCCAAGAGGCTCTGCACCAGAAATGGCAGGCAGTGCGGCGGCTGCTGCGCGAGTTCCACCTGCCGGAGCCTGAGGCCACGGACCCCTGGGCCAGGTCGATCACCAGCCCGCGGCTGCTGGAGTCTTTGCTGGCGGAGGCCGACGAGCAGGCGATGCGGGAGATCGTCGAGGAGCGGGCCCGCCTGGTGCGAACCCTCGGCGGCGGCGAGACGCTCGGCGGCGGCGGCAACGGCCGGCCGCTGTCGCGCGATCAACATCTGGTCGACGTGGTCAAGCCCCTGGACAGCAAAGCATTTGTGGAAGCCATTACCTAGTAATGCGGAAGCAGGAATGCGGAATGATTGTCTTCACATTCATCGTTCCGCATTCATCATTCCGCAATCCTCCTTAGCCTATGTGGGAGAATCCCAGAATGAGTGACAAGATGCGATGGAGATACGGGGATACGAACCCCGTCGTGGCGGCCGTCGATGCCGCGACCGTGATTGAAATCGGCGACCTGCTCTACCAGGACACCGACGACGCCAAGCCGGCCTCCAGCCAGGCCGACCACGGCACGAAGGCGGCCAACCAGGAGGCCTTCGCCCGCAAGTTCCTGGGCGTGGCCATGCAGCGGAGCCGCAGCGGCGAGACCGCGCCGCTCCGCGTGGCCACCACCGGCGTCTTCGAGCTGGATTGCCCCAGCGGCACGCTCGAGCTGGGCGACCTGATGGGCGCCGACGAAAACGCCGGCGGCACCGCGCTGCTCAGTCAGCAGGCGATCAAGGTCAGCCAGAGCCGCTACGCGATCGGCCGCGTGGCCCGGCGGGAAGCCGCCGCGGCGACCAGCGTGCTGGTCGACATTTGCTCGACCGTGATGACCGGCGGCGTGGAGGGCGGCAGCCCCAGCGGAGTGTAGGAAAAGGGGTCAGGGATCAGGGATCAGAGATCAGGGATTTGATTTCTGACCCCTGACCCCTGACCTCTGACCTCTTACCTCTTACCTCTGATCCCTGACCCCTTTCTTACGCAAGGAGAAACCAATCGTGAGAGCGATCAAATACCGCGAACTGAAACGCATGTACCAACTCAACGGTGCCGAGAAGACCGTGCGGCACCTCCGCGAGGCCCTGCAAGATGGCGACCTGAAGCCCGAGGATTTCAGCCTCCGCGAAATCGCCGAGGCCACCCTGGGCGACGAGTGGGTGCGGCAAACCGATCCCCGCTGCGGCGGCGTCAACCTGCGGGAGGCCAGCGAAGGGGTCGACGTGACCGCCTTCTCCAATATCACCGGGCAGGTGGTGCAGGCGAAGGTTCTGGAGGCCTACCAGCAGGAGGCGTTCGTCGTCTCGAAGCTCGTCGACACCATTCCGACCCGGCTCGACGGCGAACGCATCCCCGGCATCGGGCGCATTAGCGACGAGGTCGCCGAAGTCCGGCCCGGCATGCCCTATCCCAGCCTGGGACTGGCCGAGGACTACATCGAAACCCCGCAAACCACCAAGCGCGGATTCATCGTGCCGGTGACCAAGGAGGCGGTTTTCTTCGACCGCACGCACCTGATCCTGCAGCGCGCGGCCGAGGTGGGCGAAGTGCTCGGCCTGAACAAGGAGAAACGGCTGATCGACCTGCTCATCGGGGCCACCAACAACTACAAATGGAAGGGCACCAGCTACAACACCTACAGCAGCGCGGGGACCGGGGCTGCGCCCGACGGCACCTGGATCAACGTGCTCCAGGCAGAACTGGTCGATTGGACCGACGTGGACGCGGCCGAGCAGCTCTTCGCCGACATCCTCGATCCCCACACCGGCGAGCCGGTGCTGGTGCAGGTGACCACCGTGCTGATGATGCCTGCCTATCGCCATGCCGCCCACCGCATCTTCAACGCCGCCGAAATCACCTACACGGCGGCCGACGCGGAAACCCAAACCACGGCGGCCAACCCGCTGGGGAACTATCGGGTCGTGGAGAGCCGCCTGGCTTACCGCCGGATCGTCGCCTCCGGCCACACGGCGGCGGAGGCCAAGCAGTGGTGGTTCATCGGCGATTTCCGCAAGGCTTTCGCCTACATGGAGAACTGGCCCATCACCGTCACCCAGTCGCCGCCCGGCAGCGAGGCCGAGTTCAACCAGGACATCGTGGTCCGCTTCAAGGCCAGCGAGCGGGGCGCGGCGGCGGTGATCAATCCGCGCTACATCGTCAAGAGCACGGGCGCCGGTGCCGGCAGCGGCCAGTAACCTTGGCGGCAACAGCAGCGGCCGCAGCGGTGCTTTACGAAGAGCGAAGCCTCCTGGCCCCATTTGCATCCCAGGGATTTGAGGTGCGCCATGCCCAGCGACCTTGAGCAAATTGCCACGATCAAGACGCAGACCTTGGCCCGCATCGCGGAAATCACCGCCGCGCCCAAGCCCAGCTATAACATCGACGGCCAGATGGTCGCCTGGGCCGAGTACCTCAAGCAGCTCCAGCAGACGGTCGACTGGTGCAATCAGAGGCTCGCGGGCGAGCAGCCTTTCGAGTTCGAAAGCCGGGGGTACACGCCATGAACGCCGGCTTTGATCCCGCCGCCGATTTTGCCGCTGCCGCCGACGGCAGTGAAGCCGTCACGCTGTTGCGCCGCGGCGACGCCCCCGGCTCGCCGGGGAGCGTGGTCGCGCACGCCCTGCGCCGCGCCGTGGGCGTCCGCGAGGCGGCCGAGAGCAACGGGCATTACACGGCCAGCGACGTCGTCTGGCACTTGCCCGTCGAGGAACTCGGCGATCCGCCCCACCTGGGCGACGTGATTGCCGACGCCGCCCACCAGCAGTGGACGGTGCTCGAGGTGCAACTGGTGACGCTGCGGACTCGCTGGCGCTGCGCCGCCCGCAGCCTGGCGATCGTCTACGCCCTGGACGATACCATCACGATCCTCAAGGCTGCCTACACCAAGAGCAGCGGCGGGGCCGCCCAGGCGGTTTGGCAGACGTGGAAGACGGGAGTCCGGGCGCGAATCCAGCCGGCCGCGGCGGCCGTCGGCAGCCAACATCGCGCGCGGCAAACCGCCCGCCGCGCGCAGATCTTCGTCGTCGAAAACCTCGCCCTGGATCACCACTGTCGCATCCAAGGACCGGACGGGTCGGTCTACCGCGTCCTCGGCAGCACCGGCGCCGAGCGGATCGGGGAGTTGCAGACGATCGAGGCAGAACTGCTGCCGCAGTAGAAAGGCGGAGGGCGGAAGGCGAAACGTTTAGCGGTCGGCGGCACGCCGGCCCAGTGCGAGGTGCGCGATGAACCTGGCCCAAGTAATCCACCAGCGCTGGGCGGCGGCGGAGGCCCTCAACGATCTGCTGCCGGCCGCCCGCGTCTACACCGGCCTAAGCGTCGACCTGACCATGCCGTTTGCCGTGATTTCCAAGCAGAGCGACCGCCCGGTGAGTCGCTGCAACGACGGTTCGGCGGTCGATACGATCGGCGTGCGAATCCAGGTGTTCCATGACGATTACGACTCCGCCGCGGCGACCGTCCAGCAGGTCAAGGCGGTCTTCGACCAAAGCAGCTTCGCCCTGGCGGGCGGCGACAGGGTGATCACCATGCAGCGGGCCGACGACAGCGAACAGCAGGAGGAAGACGGCGTGTGGCGCATGGTCATCGACTTCAACTGCACAGTCTACCTGGCAGACGGGGTGTGAAATGAGTTTCAAAGGGGAAGTCAAAGCGTCGCTCGGCTGGAACTGGAGCGAAGGGGCCGTCGACAACGACCGGCTCGATTACAGCGGGCAGTTGCTTTTGGGCAACGGCGAGAACCAGGCCGAAGCGGTTTGGCACGTCGAGCAGCAGACCTTGCTCGGCGGCGCGGCGGTGGACCTGGACCTGAGCAACCTCGGCCGCGCGATCCTCGGCGACCTGCACGTGGTGACGCTGCTGGGGGTCAAGGCCCTGCTGATCGTCAACGAGGGCGCCGAGGGGGGAACGCTGCTAGTGGGCGGGGCGGCGTCGGAGGCGTGGTCCGCCCCCTTCGGCGCGGCCGGCGATCGGGTGGCGGTGCCGCCGCAGAGCGCCCTGCTGTTGAGCAACCGCGGCGCCGGCTGGCCCGTGGACCACTCCCACAGGAACCTGAAACTCGCGGCCGCCGGCGGCGAAGTGGTGTACTCGATGGCCGTCGTCGGAACCATCACGGCCGCGGGCTCGGGCTCCGGTTCCGGCTCGGGCAGCTAATACTACACGGCTTCCTCGCGAGACTGAGATAGCACCATGGCTGTGGCATTCAAAGAACTTGCCGGCTCGCCCGCAGAGACCTTCGGCCTGGAAGGCGTCAAGGCCACGCGACGGATCCTGGTGGCCTGGGAGCAGCGGCAGCAGATGGTCGTGGAGCTGCTGGGAGGCGGCTACGAGTTCGGCGGCCTTGGTCCGGCCGGCTATCCCGATTGCCTCGGTGCGGTGGCCGTGCGGGCCTCGCTGGAGCCTTGGCCCCCTGCGCCCGACGAGCAAGGGGCGTTCGACGACATCGCTTCCCAACTGAACAGCTACAGCGGCAAGTACGCGCTGATCGTGGTGGAATACGAGGTGCTCGACGCCCGCCACAGCCGCACGCACCTGCCGCGGCCGCGCGCAGGAACGCTGCTGACTTACCGCCTGGACCTGGGCAAGGAGCACATCATCCTGCCCGCGGAAAGCATGTTGTGGTCCTCCGACGCCAGCCTGCCGGTGCCGCCCGAGGCGGTGCCGACCATTCGCGTGCCCATCAGCGAGCATCATGTCACGTGGCACCGCGCGGTCAATCCGCCTTGGACGGCGATTCGCGCCTGCCTGGGGACGGTCAACGGCGCCGAGTTCCTGGGAGCGGCCCCGGAAACCGTGCTCTTCGACGGGGCCACCGCCCAACGGCAGTTCTTGGGCGTCGACGCGTTGCGTCAGCCCCAGTTCGGCTGGCAAATCGGCTACGTCTTTCGCGAAATGACGATCAAAGCCGGCGGCAACCTCTACGGATGGAACCACCGCTATCGCCCTTTGCCGCAGGACGATCCGGGCTGGGACAAGCTGGTCGACCGGCACGGCAACAGCCTTTACCGCAGCGCCGATTTCAGTTCCCTCTTCGAATTCGAGGCCGTGGAATGACCCACCCGCGAACCTTGCCGCACGAGGCGCACCGCACCGCCGGCACGACGCTGCACGCGCCGCCGCAGCCGCGCTTGGCGTTGTTTCAACTGACCGGCCAGTTGACCTACCCGGACCTCGAAGGGGCCGGCAGCTCCCACTATACCGTCGAGCCCACGCCCTACGCGGCGGCCAAGAGGGTGTGGTGCCACCAGTTCGATCCCGACGACCAGGACGGCCACGGCCATCCGCTGCGCAGTTACGGCGGCAGCTCCCTCTCGAAAGAGGAGACGGTTTACCACCCGGCGGCATTTCGCAACGGCGCCGGCTACGCCATCGGCCACCCGACCTTTCGCTCGGGCGACCGCGTGTTTTGCGTGCTGAATCGGCAGAGCGGGCGTTGGGAGATCGTGGCGCCGGCCCTGAGCGTGTGCCGCTTCGAGCTGAAAAGCGCCTTGACGCCCGGCGGCTCGGCAACGGCTTATTTGCTTCCCTGGCACGAGGGCGCTTATGGCTTCGACGCCCACGTGGAGCTGACGGTCTACGACGCCGTCTGCGGCACGCTCCGCGGCTGGGCGAGAACTCAAACCTTCCCCGGCAGCCGCGGCTACGCCCAGTACCTGCCCGACAGCGGCCGCTGGGAGATCGTCGCCATGCAGCAGAAGGCCCGCTGGGTCCGCTTTCAGTTGACCCAGGAGCTTACCCACGGCACCCAGCAAGCAACGGCCGACGTGCTCAACTACTGGGACGGTTACGCGCCCAGCCCGAACAACACGGTTACCGTGTTCAACTGTGCCGCGGGCTTAAGCAGCCAGTACATCTTCGCCGGCGCCAGCGGCGCCATCGGCCTGGGCTGCTACGACCCGGCAGGAGATTCGTACTGGATCGTGCAGATGGAGTGCCCTGCGTAGGGATCAGGGGTCAGGGATCAGGGGACTTCGGCGAGCTCGATTCGACTGAGCTCATCGAAGTCAGTCGAGCCGTCAGGGTTGAAAGTTCCGACCTCTGACCCCTGACCCCTGACCGCTGACCCCTGACCTCTGACCCCTGACCCCTGACCTCTGGATTCTCTCATGGACACCTACCTGCAAACTTACGGCGTTCAGGCTTGGATTTACTTTACGCTCAAAAAGGCCGGCTCCCAGGATTTGGCCGGGGCCTCGGATTGGACTCCGGCGGAAGGTGACGTGAAAGTGAGCGTCAATTGGGGCAACGTGGTCAATGCGCACAACCTGCCCGAGGCGATCGGCGGCACCGGTTCCGTGGTCTGGAAACTGGTGCTTTGGTATGCGGAGATGGAAGCCGGAGAAACCGTGGTCCAGATCATCGACCAGAGCAACCCAAAGGTTATCGAGGACCATGCGTTCCTGGTCCGCACTTTCGCCGCCTCGGACAACCACGAGGACGCCTTTTATAATTTCGACTTCGCCGCCTGGAGCGCGCCGCAGAGCGGCGACAACTACCCGGCCATGGGCCCCCTGGCAAACTGCATCAATGTGGACCTGCAGCGCGTGATGGTTTTGCCGTCGCTGCCGGTGCTGGAGGTTACCGCCGATGATCCATACGATCCTCCGGTCCCGGACTGCACAGGTACGTATTGCTACTACGGAATCATTGGCCAGCGTTTGGGTTGGCAGAAACCTGGCGGCTCTTTTATGCTGGCTTTCGACCAGAGCGAAAGTGAGTGGAGGATCACTGGTTCGGGCGCCCTGTGGCATTCACAAGAGGGGAACTTTGTAGGCACCTTCAATGCCGGCGAGGGAGCGTCCGGCGGCACCGTTACGGTAAGCGTAAAGACAGTCATGGACAATGCGTATACGGGGCAAACCGCCGAAACGGCGCGCTACATGAACCAATTTGCCCCCGCGGCGACAGCCGTGGACGCCACCTATTGGAGCAACGCTTTGGCGAGCAGTTTGGGGGGCTTGGCCAGCAAGTTCCTGGGCATTACTTCCGTCAAACATTGGCTCCGCGGGCTATTTCGCAAGTCCACGATGGACGCCACTGCCAAGGCGGAGGTCAACGAGAGCGGCGGAACCTACGACGAGACGAAGCACTCGGCCGAGGCGATCGGCGACCTGCGGACCAAACTGGAGAACATGATCGAAGCCGACGGCAGCGACTACCGGTTCAAGCCGAACGCGGTGGAAGGCGTCTACCTGGTGAGCATGGCCGACGTGGAGGACGCCGCGCCGGCCTTCTCGCTGTGCACCCTCGTCCTGGCGGGACTGAACTTCACGACCAGTGACACCACCTGGACTATCAAGAAGACCACCGGCTCCACCAAAACGACCCGCACCCTGACGCTCCAATCCGGCGCCGACGCGGTAGTGGGCGTGAGTTGAGAGGTCAGGAGTCAGGGGTCAGAAATCAGGGTTGAAAGCTCTGACCTCTGACCTCTGATCCCTGACCTCTGATCCCTGACCTCTTTATTCCCATGCCCGGCGGCTTTCGCAACATCTCGACCTTCCTGCACGGCCCGGGCGCATCGGTCCCCGCCGCGCCGCCGCCGATTCTTTGGTATCCCTGCTGCTGCGGCTGCGCGTGCGCCAATTGCCTCGACGGCGCCGGTCCGCGCCGATTTCAGATCGACGTCACCGGCTTGGGCCCGAGCGACCCCGAGGACTGCACCCATTGCGACGACCTCAACGCGACTTACGTTGTCACTTGCCAAGGCACCGACCAGTGGGGCACGTGCACCTGGTCCTATGAGCTGGAGTCGACGATCTGCGGCGTCGCCCGGATCGAACTGCGCATCGAGGTACAGCAGATAAACTCGCCCTACAAGTGGCCGGTCGATGTCTACTTGCTCAGCAGCGCAGGGGACACCATCTTCTGGCGGCAAAAGTTGTACGACGATCGCTTCGATTGCCTGCACGCCGACGGCGAGTCGCTGGGCGACTTGTGGCAGCCGCCGGGCTGGCACACCTGCGACAAGTCCGCCTCGGAGGTGAAGATCACGGCGCTGTGAGGGGTGAGGGGTCAGAGGTCAGAGGTCAGGGACCAGGGGTCAGAGGTCAGGGGTCAGAGGTTAGGGGTCAGGGGTCAGGGGTCACAGGTCGAAACTTTCAACCCTGACCCCTGATCCCTGATCCCTCGCCCCTGATCCCTCGCCCCTGATCCCTGATCCCTGATCCCTGATCCCTGACTGCTATTCTCATGCCCTGCACCTTCATCACCGTCGGCCCGAACCTGCACCGCTGCGGAGCGTGCGGGCTGCAAGTCTCTTCCCCACACCCGGCGGAGCAGATTCATGCGCGCTGCCGTGGGACCGCTCGGCTGAGCTCGCCGCAGGCCGGGCGGACCATCGCTCACCCCACGTCGCTGGCCTCCGACGTCGCGCAGTATCTCCTCAACGGCCAGGCCGGCGTGTCGGCCGTCGAGATCGAACGGCGGCTGGCCGTCTGCCGCGGCTGCGAGAGCTTCACCGGCGACAACTGCCGCCGGCTGTGCGTCTGCTGCGCCCGACAACGCGACTGGTTTTGGGGCCTGGTCGGTTTTGGCCGCAATCCTCAACACTGCCCCAGGGGAAGGTGGGAGCGAAAGGGGGAGGGCGGAGGGCGGAAGGCGGAATGAGGAATGCGAAATGATGAACGGAAAACTGTTAGTCGAGAGTCGGTGAGATGGTGGAGCATCTTTTCGTTTGCGGGTATCCGAGCGACGTGGGCGGGGCGAACACGGAGTTGTGGCACACCGTCAAGCTGTGGCGGCGGTTCGGCTGGGGCGTGACGTTGATCCCCACCTGGCAGGCCGACCCCGCTTGGAGGGCACGGCTGGACGCGATCGGCTGCGAGACGGTCGAGATGCGATCAGAAGGCCAAGGGGCCGCGGCAGGTTCGGCCGATTCGCGTGGGGCGGCGCCGGCCGGCCAGCCGTCCTGCCGCGCATCGCTTCCCAATTTGGAGACCGTTCCCGGCCTGCCCGGCAGCGTGGTCGTGGCCCTGTGCAATACGAAGTTCCTGGCGGCCGCCGCGCAGTTCCGACGCCTGGGCTGCAAGATCATCTGGTTGGGCTGCATGAACTGGTTGTTTCCGGCGGAAAGGCTGCACTATCGGGCCGAGGGCCTGTTCGACCGGCACGTCTTTCAGAGCCGCTACCAGCACGATCAACTGGTGCCGCAGCTTCGCCACTACGGGTACGAAGAGGGTCGCGGGCGGATCATTCGCGGGGCGTTTGACCCGGCCGAGTTTCCCTTTCGGCCGTTGTCGCACGCGCCGGGCGAAGTGTTTACGATCGGCCGGATCAGTCGGGCGGCGGCGGAGAAGTTTTCGCCGCAGACCTGGGCGATCTACGGCCGCGTACCCCATCCGCTCCGCGCCCGAGTGCTGGGCTGGGCCGGCGAGGTCCGCGCCCGGCTGGGACCGCCGCCGTCGTGGGCCGATTGCCTGCCCGCCGGCGCGCAGACGCCGCAGGAGTTTCTGGCCACCCTCGGGGCGCTGGTGCACGCGGGGGGAGAGGCCGCCGAGAACTGGCCCCGCGTGGGTCTGGAAGCCGCCTCCGCCGGCGTGCCCGTGGTGGCCGACCACCGCGGCGGCTGGCGGGAAATGATCCGCCACGGTCAAACCGGCTATCTCTGCCAGAGCGACGACCAATTCGCCTATTACACCGCCCGGCTGGCCTACGACGAGCCGCACCGCCTGCAAATCGCCCGGCAGGCCCGCGCAGCCCTGGAAACCGAACTGGCCGATCCGGCCGCCATCTGGGCCCGCTGGCGGCAACTGCTGGAAGAAATCGCAGCAGGGTAAACTCGCAGGGGACTGTCCCGATTTTCGCGGCTTGCGGCGAGCTCAGCCGAGCGGCGCGGTCGACGTCGATTCCGAAACCAACGTTCTCGCCGCGAAAATGCGCCGTGAAAATGGGACTGTCCCCCTCAGAACGCGGAAGGTCCATCTTTTCGGCCCCGCGCCGACTCGCGAAAAGCGTCCCCTGGCCGAAAAATGGACCAGTGCCCGATGGCGCGTGAACGGTGAACCATGAAAATTGCCGCGGTCTGCTGCACCTACTTGAGGCCGAAATCCCTGGGGCAGCTCATCTACTGCTTCCTTCAGCAGGACTATCCCCACCGCGAGCTGGTGATCCTCGACGACGCCGGACAGTACGACAATCAGCAAGGCGACCGCTGGCGGCTGGTTTCCGTGGGCCGCCGCTACGCGACCCTCGGCGAAAAACGCAACGCCGCCGCGGCCCTGGTCGCCGAGGACGTTGCGGCCCTGGCTGTGTGGGACGACGACGATCTGTACTTGCCGTGGGCGCTGCGGGCGTCTGCGGCCGCCTTGCAGCACGCCCGCTGGTCCCGGCCCTCGTTGGTGCTGCACCCGCAACCGGACGGCTCCTTGCGGCAGCACCTCACCGGCGGGCTGTATCACGGCGGCTGGGCCTACTGCCGCCAGGCTTTCCAACGGCTCGGCGGCTATCCGGCCGTTGACAACGGCGAAGATCAGGCACTGGCCCACCGGCTAAAACGTGCAGCCGTGGCCGACGCCGACCCGTGCCGGCTCGGTTTCCCGCCGTTCTACGTGTATCGCTGGGGGACCGCAAACGGCTGGCACATTTCGAGCTTAGGCAGCGACGGCTACCGGCGTCTGGGCGGCCTGCGGGCGGAGCAGACTGCGCCGGCGATCTGCGCCCCGGCTGATATCGACTTACACCACCCGAAAATCCTCCCGGGCATTCATCCGAGGTCGTTCTGAGCATCCCCATGCGATCCGTGCGACTGATCCGCGCCGTAAGCGAGCCCGGCTGCACCGGCCCCTGCAACGGCCAGTACGCCTTGCAGAAGGCGCTGCGGGCGGCGGCGCCGGAGTGGCTGCGGATCGGCGGCACGCTGTGCGGCGGCGAAATCCCTTGGTTCTGGTCTTGGGAGGATCGCGACGCGGCGGCGATGTGCGCTCTGGCGGGGCAGCCGTTTGTCATCGGGCCCAACGTGCTCTTCGAACACAGCCGCTATCCCTGCCGGATTGCCGCCGAGCGCACCATCTGCGACTCCGCCAGTTGCCGGCTGATGTTTACCGAATCGGCGTGGTATCGGGACCTGATCGAGAAGCACCGGGGACCGCGGAACCAGGCGCCGATCGTGCTCTGGCCTTACCCGATCGACCCCAAGCCCGGCGGACCATTGCCGGCAGAGTACGATCTGCTGATCTACGCCAAGGGGAGCTGGCGGCGCGGCCTGGTGGGCTGGCTGCGGCGGTGCTTCCCGCGGAGCCGGCTGGTGGTGTATGGGCGGCACCGGCGCGAAGAGTTGTTCGATTTCGCCCGCCGCTCCCGCTGCTGCCTCTATCTTTCCCACGACGATCGCGGCCCGCTGGCACTGGCCGAAATCCTGCTGGCCGGCTGTCCGGCAATCGGCATTCCCACCGGGGCGCCGTTTGTCGAGCACGGCCGCAGCGGCGTTGTGCTGGGCGGCTTCGAGCCGCACGCCTGCCTTCAGGCCGTGGCAAGCTGTCAGGCGCTGAAGCGCGAAGACGTCGCCGCGCTGGCCGCGGAGCAGTTCGACACCGGGCGGATCGTCCGAATCATCTTGAGCGCGCTGGCCGTAGCGGTTGAGAAAAGGGATTGGGGTAATGGCGTGGGAGTGTGTTCCTTTCGCTGATAGGTAGTGGTACAGTTTGAGGGCCCTGACAAAAAAGCGTGAGATTTGACTCAACGCCTGGGGGACAGGCGGCGGAGTGTCTTGCTGAACATTCGCCTAGAAACTAGTCTTTATGGTGGGTTGTAATTGTCTCCAATGAGGCAAACGACGAGCACTATCCCGGCTCTCGGCGACTTCCTGATTGACAGGGACGGCGATTTGCGGTAGCGTAAATACGACTTAGAAATCGGTCTTGACTCAAAACGTAATAAGCGATATAGTCAACAGTTTTTTGATTGGTGCCACCCCTTAGCGCTGGCTAAACCCACCTAAATATACGGGCTGTCTGGGAGTCAAGCTATTCGTGAAACCAGTCTTGCAGGCACTCGTCTTAGCCGAGCACGTATATCAAGATGTTACCGGCAAAAAAGTTATTGCCGGTACATTTAACCGAGTTAGGTTCACCCGGAAACCGCTGATTCGGGAAGTAGAACAACCTGACGGGACGAAAACAACAGTTGTTCCGGGCGGGATGCACGGAGGCTCACCGTATGCGTACATCAGCCTTATTGATGTGTGTAAGGGCACGAAGCTGCTGCTACAGTTTGTGAACCTTACAAAGAATGCGGTGGTGTTTGGAACTGAGCTAACTGTGGATTGCGACGATAGATTGCAGACGATCGAAATCGTTATTCCTTTACCACCGCTGCCAATCCAAGAGTCAGGGGTCTATGCGTTTGAGGTGGTCTGCGAGGGCGAAATTCTAGGTTCCTACCGAATTACAGCAGAAGAACTGAAGCTGGAGTGAGGACTCAGGCAAATGGCCACAATCGAATTGGAAAACACGGCTGTTTCTCCGAAAGTCACTGATGCGAACTGGTCCGCAAGGAAGGCTTATCGGTGCCACATCTGCTTGATTCGCGAGGAGGACGGCTCATTCTCCGCGGTCGTCCTCAATCTGCCGGGGGCAGGAAGTTGCGGCGCAACCTACGAGGAAGCCTTGGAGAACGTCCGCGAGGCTATTCTCGGCGTCATCGAGTCCTATACCGAAGCCGGAGAAGAGATTCCCTGGAGAGATTCGGTATCGGACGACATACCTGAGGGCGCGAAGCGCAAATGGATTCTTGTGAATGCCTAAGGTGCCGCGAATCACGGGTGAGGAAGCCATCAAAGCCTTTGGCAAGGCGGGCTTCGCACTTGATCGGGTGCGAGGTGCTCACCACATACTTCGGCACCCAGAGAAAATAGTACGCCTCTCAATCCCTGTTCATAAGGGAGACACCCTCGGAATTGGCTTGTTGCGTAAGCAAATCAAGGATGCAGGAATGACCGTTGAGGAATTCGTAGCCTTACTGTGAACCTTTGCCATGGCGTAATGCTCTATTGGGTCATGGAACCCATTGAGCATATCTACCAGTCTTCCGCTCTCTAGTTTGGAGAGCGGCCCGCGTGTTCCTCTTCTCATCCCCAATCCCTGACC